TAGCCTACGGGGGCCGTGGTAGCGGTAAGAGCTACGGGATAGCGGATGTACTGGCGCTTACGGCGCTGGCCGAGCCGGGTACGCGGATTTTATGCACCCGTGATATCCAGAACACCTTGAGCGAGTCGGCGCTTGCCATTCTCAAGCGAGTTATCAAAGAGCGTGGTACCGGCGGTTATTTCAAGGACACGAAACACGGGCTTGCATGTAAGAACGGTACGGACTTCATTTTTCGCGGGTTGCAAAACCCGGACCGTATCAAAAGCCTTGAGGGTGTCAAGTACTGCTGGGTGGAGGAGGCGCAGCGGGTAACACAAGATGCGTGGGACATGCTGATTCCCACGATACGCGAGCCGGGTAGCGAATTCTGGATAAACTTCAACCCGGACCAGGAAACGGACCCGGTATACAAGAACTTCGTGCAGACGGCGCGGGATGATGTCGAAGCCGTCAAGATAGACTGGCGCGATAACCCGTATTTCCCCGATGTCCTACGCCATGAGATGGAGTGGGACAAGGCGCATGACTACGATAAGTACTTGTGGATATGGGAAGGCCACACCCGGACCGTAAGCGACCGCCAGGTGTTCAAGGGCAAGTTTCGGGTGGGTGCGTTCACGACGCCGGATGACGTGACGTTTTACTACGGCGCTGACTGGGGCTTCTCAAGAGACCCGACGGCGCTTGTGCGGTGCTTTATCCGCAATAATATCTTGTGGGTGGACTACGAAGCATACGGTATAGGCGTGGACATAGACGATACCCCGGCGCTGTTTGATGCGGTGCCGGATGCGAGGGATTGGATGATAACCGCCGATTCGGCGCGGCCAGAGACTATCAGCTACATGCGGCAGCACGGGTATCCGAAGATGCGTGGTGCCGATAAGGGCAAGGGCAGCGTAGAAGACGGCATAGAGTTTATCAAGAGCTTCGAGGGCGTGGTGATACACGATAGGTGCAAGCATACCGCCGACGAGTTTGCGCTGTATTCATACAAAGAGAATAGGCTGACGGGCGAGCCGACGCCGAAGCTCGAAGATGAGCACAACCATTGCATCGACGCCATCCGCTATGCGCTTGAGCAAGTAATGCGGCGGCATGGTTCGGTGGCGAGTATTGCGGCGGCGGATTTGGGGCTATGAGTAACTTTCGTGATGCGCCATTGGGGGAACTACTCAAAAGCACGGAACCGAGCACCGAAGAACGGCATAAGAGTTTCAAGGAAACCATGCGACAAATATATCTAGCAGAAATAAGTGATATGAGGGATTTTAGCCGGCCAGAAGACCATATTGTGTGGCCCCGGCCAGTGAGGCCCCGATGGAAAAACTAAGACACAAGTTTGCGGAGCGGTTGACACATGCTGAAATCCTACAGCTTGTCGAAGACTACAAGAAAGATATCGTACCCGAGGTAGTACAGAGGAACGACTATGCCAAGGGCAACAATCCCGCAATACTCGATAGGGTGCTGCCGTCTAATTCACCGGATAACAAGATACCGATAAGCTACGGGCGGCGCATGATAAACCTGGTTACCAGCTATATGTACAAGCCGGGGCTTATTACGTATGCGACTGAGAAAGATGATTTTCTCCAAGCGCTGAACCCCATATTTACGTATAATGACGAGCCGCTACAGACTGAGCAAATAGGCCGTCAGGCGTCGATACAGGGGGTGGGCTATGAGTTGCTTTATAACGAGGGGCTGGAAGCGGCAGAGACGCTTATAGATAAGCAGCCGGGTTATAAGGCAACCATGCCACGATTCGTCAAGATACCCGTTGAATTTACAATACCCATATACAACTTCGATATCGAGCCGAAGCTACAAGCCTTTATCTATTTCTATACGATAGAGGCCGAGGAAACCGAGTACATTAGCGTTTACTATGACGATAGGCGGTATGACTTCAAGCGCAAACAAGATCAAGATTTCCTGATACCCGACGGCGATGAAGAACACGGGTTTGAGCGTGTGCCCCTGGTTGTCTACGAAAACAATGAGAATATGATAGGCGATTTCGCTTGTGTGGTGCCGCTGATAGATGCATACGACGTGCTGATGAGCGATAGCCTAAACGAGTTCGACCGCTTTGCATGGGCCTATCTGATAATGAAGGGGCTGGCGCTCAGCGACGACGACTTGAAAAAGGCGAAACACAAACGCGCCTTCGCGGGACTCACTAAAGATGATGACATTACCTTTCTCACAAAGGATATCAACCACGAGTTCATCAAGTTCATGAGCGAGTGGGTCCGTGGTGAGATCCACCGGCAGAGCGGCATACCCAACCTGGACGATTACAAGTTCGGCGGCAACACAAGCGGCGAGACGCTGAGCAAGTGGATCTATCTGATGGAGCTTTTCACTGATCCGAAAGAAAGCTATTTCAAGCGGGCTCTAAAGCGGCGTGTTGAAATCATAGCCGAGTATAGCAAGCTGGGTGAAATACCCGACGATTTTGAGATTATCATGAGCCGTAATGCACCGGACAAGAGCATGGAGCAGGCCGAGCTATTAGAGAAGTACAGCGGTCATGTAACGCAATTGACGCTACTTGAGAACTTCGCCGATTTTGTGAAAGACGGCGGGGAAGAGATAGAAGCGCTCAAAGCCGAAAAGGAAGCGAACATAGCGATGTTTCCCGATATCGACGGGGCGGAGGAAGAAGAAGAGGAAGATGAGGAAGAATAGTGGCGTCCCGCAATCTGGGCATTCTGCAAAAGCAAGTATGGAGGAAGATAGACCTCATAGAAGATAGGTTCGAGCGCCGACTTGCGAGCAACTATCGCACGGCGCTTGATGAGATACGGATAGCTCTTTCAAAGGTATACGAGAAGTACGCCAAGGCCGGCAAGCTCACCCATGCGGAGATGAGCAAGTACAACCGGCTTACTTCACTGGAACGCCAGCTTGCAGAGATACTTGGCCCGGAGCTGGGGCGCAACGGGCGGTTGCTGGACAAGCTCGCCACCGTGCAGTACGAGGAGTCATTCTACCGCCATGCATGGGCGCTGGACCAGCATACGGGTGTGGCGCTGAAGTGGGGATTGCTAAACCCGAAGCAAGTAGAAGCGGCGGTTAAGGCGGGTGGCTGGCGCGAGCTCCACGATATCGCGGTTAAGACGTGGAGGGGCGATACGCTGGCGAAACTCGACCGCACGATAACGCAAGGGTTGATACAGGGCCAGAGCTACCCGAAGATGGCGCGAGCCATGAAACACAACGTGCTGGAAAGCAGCATGTCAAACGCTTTGCGGATAGCGCGAACCGAGGGACAACGCGCCGCAGTACAAGGACAGATAGCAAATGCTGATAAAGCCGACGCCTTGGGGGTCAAGGTCAGACGAATTTGGGATGCGACACTCGACCGAAGAACACGCCCGGAACATGGTGCTCTCGACGGGCAGGCCGCTGACGAAGATGGAATGTTTGATACTTCGGTGGGACTTATTCCGGGCCCGCTTCAGAGTGGTGTGGCGAGCTTTGACATATCGTGCCGCTGCCGTATTCGGGAGGAGGTAGAAGGTTATGAGCCGAAGGTGCGGCGCATCCGTGACGAGGGGGTGCAGCCGTACGAGACATATGATACATGGGCGATGCGACACGGAATTAGGTCGTATGAGAAATATCTAATCAATCGTGGGGGTACGAAGAAATGAACGATGACATAGAGCGAAAACCGGACGAGTCCATAGCGGAAGAGCCGAAGCCGCCCGAGCCGGAGCCCGAGCCGATGCCACCGGAGCCCGAACCACCCAAGCCCGAGGCCCCGAAGCCCAAGGCGAAGCGAAAACCGAAGGTGGCCGAGAGAATACGGGGCTATATGGCGAGCGAGACCCGAAATGAATACGGCGTATTGCGGGACAGAATCGGAGATATGGAACCGGCAGAAAAAGAGGCGTGGTTAAAACAGCGCATGAAGGAAAAGCTCAACGCATACCACGATGACCCCGCCACCAAAGACGCTTACGATAACTGGAAGTTCTACCATGGCGGCAGCAAAAGGGGCGAGTGATGGGGCGTAACAGACGCGGTGTCCGTGACGGTACGGGGCCGTATCGTAGTAGCTGGCAACGCAAGAATGCGGGCATAGGCCGACGGCGCAGAGCCGGGCAGAAGTGTCCTAAAAGCGGGTAACGCTGTACAGCGTTTTTACATATAGCCGTCCTAACGGGCGGCTTTTTTATTGGAGGCCACATGGCAAAGGTAAAGAGCGTTGAGGACTTCCTATTGGAAAGACTGAATGCGAAATACGCAGGCCGCATATTTGGCAAGATAAATACCGAATTCGAAAGGCTTGTAACAGAGGGTAAGACGGAACCCGGTCCCAAGGAATATCAATGGATGCTCGATAGGGTCCGGGCGATTCACAAGGATTTTTTCAAAGAAAAGGAGGTATCCGGTGCAGAAGAAACAAAGGATTAGATGGGAGCTGGCCGCAGCGACACGACTGAATGCGGTTGGCGCTGCGCGGACGGCAGACCTGAATATCATCGAACACAAATACAATCTATCTTCGGACGGCATAGGCGGGACCCATACAATGGGGCTTTTCTATTCCGGCGGGGACTATTGGAACTAGGAGCATAAATAATGGCTAAAGAAATGGCGTCCAAAGATCCTGACCAGGAAGAACTACAAGATGAGCCGAAACAGAAAGATGATGCTGGGCAAGATGCTGCGGAAGACATTGAAAAGAGACTGGTAAATTTAGAAAAGCTTTTGGAAAAGACGACTCTGACTCTGGAATCCGAACGAAGGGCGTCCGCCGGTAAAGACAAGAAAATTACCGACCTGCAAGCCGAGACCAAGAAACTTCAGGAAGCCACCTTATCAAAGGATGATTTACTGAGGTTGCGCGAAGATGAGCTTAACAGGGAGCGGAACGAATGGGAAAGAGAACGCGAGGAAGAGAAGAAAGAGATAACACGGCTTCGCCAGGAACAAATGAGACACGATGTACTTGGCAAGCTAGAGAACTTCCCCCGGTTTCTTTATGATCGCGTCAAGGGCGAAACTCCTGAAGAGGTCGAACGTGATGCGCGATTGATAATGAAAGAATGGGTAACAGACAGGGACAAAGTCAGTAACGCCCGCAAGGTCGGCAAGAAACCACAGTCCGGCGATGGTAAACAATCCGGTATCACGGCACAAGACGTGCTTGATATGTCACCGGACCAACGGCGTGAGTGGGCGATGACTGCAAGCGAAGAAGAGCAAGACGCGATTGACGAAGAATTAAGCAAATTGTAAGGAGAAAGACTAAATGGCATTAGCTCATTTTATCCCCGAAGTATGGTCGGGGAGAATCCTGAAGCGGCTTAATGACGCGCTCGTGTACAAGAATGTTTGCACTACGGAATATGAGGGAGAGATATCGGGATTTGGCGATGTCGTGAAAATCAACGAGATCGGCCCTGTCACCGTAAATACATATAGTGCGACTTCCACGGGTGCGCTCACTGTACAGCAGCTTTCGGATGCGCAAAAGCAGCTGAAGATCAACCAGAGCAAGTACTTTGCTTTCTGGCTTGACGATCAGGACAACGCGCAAACCAAACCCAAGGTCATGAAAGAGGCGCTTGGCGAGGCGGCCTGGAGCCTGGCGAATAACATAGATGAATATATCGCCGCGCTTTATGGCAGTGCCGGTCTGGCGGTGGGTGGAACGTCTTCGACTGGTGTTGACGTTACCGCAACCAACGTCATGAAGTATCTCTCACTCGCCCAGCAGAAGCTTGACGAGCAGAATACACCGGGTACCGGCAGATGGATGGTGGTCCCGCCCTGGTTTGCGCAGAAAATGACTCTGGCTAACATTACCCTGAATACCGACAACAAGGCGATGATGAACGACGCGTATTTTGGCCGGACCATGTACGGGTTTGACGTGTATGTATCCAATAACGTGTATCACGCTTCCGGTACTGACCGGGCCGCGATTATGTGCGGATACAAGGGAAGTATTGCTCTCGCCGTGCAGGTGGTAAACACCAGCCAGGTTGATAGCACTACCATTGGATTCAAGACTCTAGTCAAGGGTCTTGTGGTTTATGGGGCCAAGGTAATTCGTCCGAATAACCTTGGAATTCTGTGGGCCAACTATACTGCGGAGGCTACGTAATATGGCTGCACATACTGCTACTCTCTGCACGGCACCGGCGAACACCACGGGGTATGCGCCTATAAATTGGTCGTCCTTGGATACCGGTGCCAATAACATTGTATTTGATATGAACGGCAAGGCCGATTCGAGCAAGCTGGTTATTCTGGTAGCCGGCGAGTCTACGTTGGTATGTGGGGTGTGGATCGGTACATCGGACAGTAGGTCAAGCGGTGCGAAAGCATCCGGTGCGGCTTATCCGTATTCCGCCGCCGAACTGGGCCGCTCGCGGGTCAAAACCACGGTTGTTACCGACGGTAACGTGCGCTCTATTTTTAGAAGCACGGTGGTTGCAACCACTGAGGTTTTCGCCGTGTATGCGTTGGGGCCTTTTGAGACAGCGCGGTATAAGGACTCGGACGGCTATATCAATGTCGCCCGTGCAATCACCACGGCTGGCGGGGTCAGTTCGTCTGATCCGTTTTATGTCGCCGGCTTGCTGATACCGTAATTAATCGGGGGGCTTCGGCCCCCCATATTTTAGGAGCAAACATGGCTGCACACGTAAGCACAAATATATTGGCCCGAGGCCATAGCAGCCTGGCGCGACCCGTTAAGTGGTCTTCGTTTGATAGCGGGGCGAACAATATCGCTATCAACTGCGCTGGGTCTGTAGACGGAAGCAAGCTATTGATTCTGCTTGCCGGTCATTCAACGCTGCCGAATCGCGTATGGATCGGTACATCCGATAGCCGCTCAAGTCACACAAGTATGAATTATCCGTATCGCCGTGATGCTATTCGGCGAATGCTGGTAAAAACCACGGTAGAAGCCGCCCACTCTGTCGTGAGTGTATTCAAGAGCACGCTGGGAAGTTCCGCCCTATCACCCGCTGGCGATAGTGAGGTGTGGGGTATCCAGGTGTTGGGCCCATTCGAGACAGAAAGATTCAAGGACAGTGATGGATACATCAATATTTGTCGCGGTATAACAACGGCTGGCGGTGCATCGCATTCGAGCGATGGACAATATATTGCCGCCGTTATGATTCCATAGATAGAAAGGAAATAATACGTGGCTGATTCTGCAATGGCACAAGTAGAAAATGGAAAGACATTTGCCGAAGTGGTTTTGGAGAAACCCAAGGAAAAGAAAATACGCATTGTAAAACCGGGTACAATCGGGAGTCCCATTGTCATGCCGAAACCCAAGGCAAAACCAGAACCCGAAATTCCCCACCTATGTCAGAAGGATTTGCTGGCAATTCTTGGGACGGCGGACACCTTACACGCAGCACCGTTTGAGAACGAGGATTTTGAGATATGGGGCGTGGCCGTTGTGGTGACATATGAGGTATGCAAGCGATGGGACATTCTATTTGAAATGCATACTGATGGATACTGGAAAGACAAGAATGTACTGGCCCGTCTCCAGGCTACTAATGCCCCCATTTACATGCACGAGAAGTATCCCGAAGTGCCCACCTCGATGCGATTCCCCATAGAGCTGATTACAAAGAGTTACCGCCCATATCACACAACGTCTATTACTTACATGCTGGCGCTTGCCTATCATTCATTTGTTACCACGGGGAAGCCTAGTCATGTAGCACTCTTTGGTGTACACATGGCGGCGCGAGAAGAGTACACCGAGCAGCGCCCTTGTTGTGAATACTGGTTGGGTCGCATGGAGGCGGCCGGCATGGACGTAGAGCCGTCACCCGGTGGTGCGCTTCTGGTATCAAGCGGGCTCTATGGTTACGAAAACTATAACCCCATTTGCTATGACTTCCGGCAGCGCATTCAGGGCTTACAGCTAGGGGCGCAAAAGTCCGAACAAGAACAGCGCAAATGGCTTATTCAGAGGGCAAAGAACCAGGGGGCTATACAAGAGGCCGAGCATTGGCTGCGTAGATTTCAAAGAGGGGAGATAAAGTAATGCCCGGAGGAACGGGACTAGACAGGGCGGGTTACAAACAGATAGTCGGGTCTGTGGATTCAAAAATAATCACCGATACGATGGGCGCGGTTACGGGCGACTGGGTGCAACTCGAAGTACTATCGTCCGAGATCCAGCTTGCGGGTGTTACCGCGCCGGGATGTGCCGGTTCGTCGTTTATCGACTCGGGCACAACGTTTTCTCAAGGCTGGAAGTTTGCTTGTAGTCAGATAACCTCGGTGCAAGTATCGGCTAAATGTACGGACGGTAGGTTACTCGCGCATAAACGGATTCTGCTGTAATGCCCTTCCGCAGTAAGAAACAGCGGGATTGGATGAAGAAAAACAAACCCGCTATGTACCGGAAGTGGAAGCGGAAGTATGGCACGAAGATACGGCGCAAAAAGAGGTAGGCCATGGCTGTAATGAAGGCCACCGAAATAAACGATATTCTTAACCTCACTGCGGACACGGCGCGGAACGATGCATTCACCCGGCTTATCCTACTGGTGCAATCCGACGCTTGCGAGTACATGAATAACTATTTTGCCGACCCGATAGTGTACCGCGATGGTGACGTATCATTTGAGTTTGTGCGTGGTGATACGGGCGTGGGCGTGACTGCCGATTACATAACCGACACCGAGGCGAGGCTTAGCAGCGTAGGGTTCTCGACCGCATTTGAATATGACATCGTTGTGGAGGGCGGCGGCGGTTACAACGCCGGGATACATCATGTGGTGGACCTTACTACGAAGGGCGGCAAATTCACGCTTGACAGCACGGGAACACTATACCCGGTTGATATGGACGGTATGCAGAATTACGTGGGAGGGTGCCGTATATCACTGGTGGGTTGGCCGCAAGGTATCAAGCCGTACATCGCGCAGATGGTGTGGCACCGATACGACAAACCTAAACCGAGCGGGGCGATAAGCGAGCGGATAGACGACTACTCGGTGACATACGCCGGCAGTTACGCCTATCCCTCGGAAGCCGTGGCTGGGCTCAACAAATGGCGTAAGGCCGTGCTGGTATGAGTGAATATCAATATTACTCATGGCGGGATTTGCGGATGCGCGGAAACATATGTGCGCGAAATGATGGTGTGACGGTTGGTCCCGGGGGAGGGGTTTGCGCAAGTTTTGCACCGCGCAAATTGCCGCGATGGTTTCTACGCATAGTATTTTTCGTTCGGAAAGTTCGGGCTATGGTATGAGCATAGAGAACTACTACGATCAGACGGTGTACGTGCAGAAGGTGACGACGAGCACGGCGTGGGGCTCGACCGAATCATGGGCAAGCAGCTCGACCATCGTAGCAGCCATGAACCCGGTAAGCGGTAAAGAGCTATTCATCGGCGAGAAAGAAACGGTATACGCCGACTACAAGATGTTTTGCGATGCGGGAACGACGATAGACGAAACGCGTCGCGTGTACTGGGACTCGAAGATATATGACGTGGTATTTGTCAAAGACACTTTCAAAATGGGGCACCACCTGAAGGTGTTGCTCAAGAAGCGGGATACGTAATGACCCACCCGTGGACACAAGAGACGGACGCCATAGAGAAAGCCACGAGGCGAGCGCTGATAGCCATCGGTGCGCTGCTGGTGGGAGACGCCGGGCTTAGAGTTCCGGTAGATACCGGGCGGCTGCGAGGCAGTATCACATATGCGGTTAAGGGGGGACGGTCTAATACGAAGAGTCCGGCGAAGGGTACAGATGCAGTAAGCACTCCTGCCGATTCGACTGTCTGTTATGTGGGTACAAACGTCGAATACGCGCAACATATAGAGTATGGAACACGCCGATCTGCGGCGCAACCATATCTTCGACCGGCGTTCGATAGCAACCGGAAGAATATAGCGAAGATACAGCGCGATGAGCTAAAGGCGGCGTTCCGTGGCAAGCGCTAGTATCGAGGAAGCGCTGCACTACCGTCTGGTAAACGACGCTACGGTGACGGCGGTTGTCGGCACACGCATCTATTGGTTGGAAGCGCCACAGGGAGCCACCAAGCCATTTGTAACGTACTTTGTGGTAGACGATCCGTTTAGCCCACTTGCGTTCGGTAGAGACGATGCGGGACACGCCAGGGTGCAGTTTAATGTGTTCGATGAGAACCGCACCGAAGCGCTACGGATAGGCGATATCGTGCGGGATTCGCTGGACCAGCACGGCGGCGACGTGGACGGCGTTACCGTGATTTACATTATGTGCAACGGCACACACTGTTTGAAGGTATCGGGTCAGGACGTGTACATGGCAACATTCGACGCTATGGTGCGCTATGACGATATATAGGAGCGATGATGGTTAAATGTAGCAATCCCAAGTGCAATGCGACATGGGGGGGCGATGAATCCACGATATGCCGCAAATGTGGTTACGTGATGCTGCCCTGCAAAAAACTCAAAGAAAAGAAGCAGCCCGAGAAAAGGGCGTTTGATTTCAATAAGGAGATAGACGATGGCAGTTGATCATGGCTGGCATGGAAGCGTTGTTGTCGGCGCGACTACGGTAGCCTATATGACAGAATGGACTCTTGAAATGACCGGGGATGCCCTGGAAAATACCCATTTTGGATCTACATACGACAGGGGGTTTGAGCCCGGTTTGAGATCCCATACGG